GCATGCCAGCGCGTCGGCAGCGTCCGGCGACGCCAGGCCGCGCGATTTCATGTCCTTCTTCGACTCCAGGTACACCGTTCCGCTGCTGTCGGGCTTCGTCTTCGGCCCCGTCAGATCGGCTTTCAACTGCCGGTCAACGGGTACGTGCGCCGATTTCAGCCAGTCGCGCATTGCGCCCCACAGTTCGGCGCGCTTGTTGCCCCACATCACGCTGGACTTGGCTTTCCAGCCGAAATTCACGCCCCTTACCTTGAACCGCTGCTCTGTCAGGCGGTCCAGAATCCCGTATCCCAGCCCGCCCTCGTCAATCACCGTCAGCGCGGGCCGAAATTCCTCGATGGCGTCAATCACGTGCCCCACCACGGTCATCGTGTCGTCGCCCCGATACCGCCGAATCGCCACCAGATCACGCCCCTGACGGGCCACGATCACGGTCGCGTCTGCGCCACTGCGCGCGGGGTCCACGCCCAGCACAATCGGTGCGGTCGGGTCTTTGTACGCTGGCCGCTTTACGGCGTCGTCCACCAGGCGCGGCGCGATGAACTGGTCTTCGCCGGCAGCGGGGAACTCCCCGTACACCTCGACGCGAGCCTCGCGGGAGTCCTCGCCGTACTCATCGATGATCTGCTGGTACACCCGCTGGTCGGTGCCCTCGACGCTGCGGGCGTCGATCTGGATGTTCTTCCAGAAATCCCGCTTGGCGTGGAAGCACTCGAAAAAATACCCCTCATTGCGACGCGGGTTAGAGAACGCCAACCAGTACCTGTCGAGGATGTTCTCCGTAAAAAACCCCGCGCCCACCGCCCAGATCGGATCCGGGATGCCCGACGCCTCGTCGAACACCAGCATCATCCCGTCCATGTTGTGCGTGCCCGCGTAAGCGTCCGGGTTCTCCTCGCTCCACAGCCGGCCCTCGGCCGCCCAGTAACGGGTGCCTTTCTTCAAATCCCGCTCGACAATCTGCGTCAGCCACTGCGCCGGCATGAGCTTCGTCGCGCTGATTTCCCACCAGTGCGAATTGATCAGCATCGCTGACCACTTCGTCAACTCACCCCAGGTCACGCCTCTGAGCTGCGCCTCGCTGTTCGCGCTGACCATCACCGTGCTGCCGATTCGCGTCGAGAGCATCCACAGAATCAGCCAACTCACCAACGCCGACTTCCCGATTCCGCGTCCGCTGGAAACAGCCGCCCGCAGGGTGTCCATCTCCACCTGCCCACGGTTCGCCCCGATGTGATCCCGGATCATCCGCAGCACGCGCCGCTGCCACCGCCGCGGCCCGTCGAACGCCGCCAGCGGCGTGTTCGGCTGCCCCCACGGGAACGCCAGCAACACAAACGCCTCGGGGTCGTCCCGAATACGCGGCTCCCACAGGCGCGTCATCAGCGCCTGCTCCTCGGTCGCGGTGTATATCGGCTTCTGCATTTATAGCGAATTTACCGGGGTTTATCGGCGGGCGCTAAATCTCTGCATCAGCGCGTCACACCCGGCAGCGGCCGCGGCGCCGCCCGCATCATCGTCGGCGCGCCCTGCAAATACACCTCCGCAGGCCGCGGCAACTGCATCGGCAACCCCGTCCGCGGATCGCGGATTACCCGCGCTGCCGACACGCCCTGCGGCATCGCCGCCATCGCGTTCGCCGCCCGCGGCACCCCGCCCATCATCGGGCCCAGAGCCATCAGCGCATTCATTACATTCCGCTCAACCTCACCCGGAATCCGACCCTGCGCCGCCGGCCCCGCGCCACCACCCGGGATCACCCCAGGCATTCCCGGCGCCACGTTCGCCCCCTGCATCCCACGCGCCCGGGGGTCCACCGCCGACGGCGTCCCAGGCCGCACCAGCGCCCTGTCAGCATTCAGCAAATCCCGCAGCGTCTTATCCGCTCCGAACAACCGCCGGAAATCCGCCAGTTCCTCCGCCGTCACCACCGCACGCCCGTTAACCACCGGCCTGTCCGGCCTCGGCCCCGTGTACCGCGTGGCATACATCGCAGCAGCGTCATCGTTCATCAGGGCATTCGGCATACACAGACTCCTTGGCCGGCAGCGCCGCAGGCGACGGCGGGCGCGGCTATCTTACCAGCGCTTCCCGCGCCAGCGGGGGCGGCGCCGCCGTTACTGCCGCAGTCCGTTCACCGGCAGCTAACACCACCGGAACGGCGGCGCCTATTCTTTCCACGGGTACCGCATCCTCCACCTCCACCGCCAGCCCACGCTGCAACCGCCCGTTTGCGGCCTCCAGCGCAGCCACCACGCTGATCTGGGTATTTACGTCAACCTGCACATTCGTCTTTGCCACCCAGTCGTGCCGGTGACGGAGAAACTCCAGCGCCGCTTTACTATCCCCAGCCTGCGCAGCATCGAATACCACGCGGGACATTTCCATCTCGCTGTCGGCGCGGCCTTTCATTTCCGCTACCTCGGCTATCGGGTCCATTATCTTCAGCCGCGCCAACTCCACCGGCAACATACCTGCCGCCAGCGCAAGAGATTCTCCGCGTAAACCCAAGCGAGCAGCATCGTATATGCGCTCCAGCATTTCGGGCGTGGCTTTTAGCTCGCGGGCGCGGATGGGAAGGTCGCGGAACATGGGGCGGATGATAGCAAAACCGCTGCGGAAAAAAAATTTTGTGCGGGGGCTCCACACATTTTCATGCCGCGCGCGGGACCTGGCCGGGGGGGTCTCCGCCCCACCCCACCCCACCCCCTCCCCGCCTAGCCAGCACCATGCTGCAGCGCAGCACAGGGCCGGCAGGGTGAGTGCGGCACCCGGAGCCGGCTCGAGTGCAAGTAAGCGCCCACTAACGTGTCAGCGCAGGTTGACGCTGCGTGGCGTAACGCCGGCTAGACGCGTGGCAAGTGTGGCAATTGTGGCAACTGCCACGGGGGTCTGAATCGGCGCGCCGATGGACTGCCACAGCTGCCACGTGGCTCCAATGGCGTTTGTGGCAATTGTGGCAATGCCACGCCTATTTAATACACCAGAATGGTATAAGCAATTAGGGTTTAGTGTTCCACTGCCACATTTGCCACCAAGAGGGTAAGGCGCTGCCACATCCGAGCCACCGGACTACACACACCGGCACCACGCCCCTGATGTGCTCGGATTAGGGAAAGCCCCTACCGTTCCTGACGGCTGCTGTAAGTTTCGCGTAAGGAAAGTCGCCGATGATGCGTGCGTGGCGCCGATGGGCGGCGCGGAACAGGAGTAGAGAGATGACGAAGACCCCGACGACCCTGAACCAGAGCCAGCAGCGCGAAGTGTCGCGCGTGCTGGCCTACCTGCCGCACCTGGGCGCCGACTACGCTGCGCGCGCGCTGTCGGCTCTGCACAGGTCGGCGCTGCGTGCGTCGCAGCAGCGCGAACTGCTGGCTATCGGCCTGGCCTACGGGCTTGTGTCGCGCGACGAGTGGAAGTGATAACCCCGGGCCTACGGGCCCGGTAATAGGAGTGATGAAGATGCCGATTGAATTTGCGATGCTGATTGCATGCGTAGGCGTGCTGGTTGGTGTAGTCGCGCTGGCGATGTTTTTGGATTGACCCCGAGTTATAGCCCCGCGAGTCGGGGTTATGGCGCGCGGTCGGCGCGGATAACGATAGGAGTAGATGAGATGACGACGAAAACCAGATATTTCCACGGCACCGATCAGCTGGTGCGCGTGTGGTGCGCGCCGAAAGCGCAGTTTTTCGCACTGGGCGGCGTGCCGTCTAAAGCCAATTGGATTGACAGTTTCAGCCGTCTGGTCGGCGTTACTGCTGACGGGCGGAAACTCCCCGTTGAGCGTGCCATCGAGTACAAGCGCTTTGCATCGCTGCACGAGTGCGACGCTCGGTGCATGGGCGGCAAGCCCAACGGCACGTGCGAGTGTTCCTGCGGCGGCAAAAACCACGGGCGCGGGTTTTTCACGCGCCTGCAGGCGGCGGCGTAAGGCCCACGTCAGCCTAGCTCCCGACACTACCCACGCCCCACACCGGGGCGCACTGGAGCAACGACGATGACAGAAAAATTCACTGCCTGCGCCTTTTGGCAAGCCACCGGAACCGGTCATGTCTGGTGCCTGACCGACGGACGTGTTGTCGCCCATGACTGGGTGAAGGATCTCGATCCCCGACTGTTCTTCCCGACAAGGGAAGGCGCGCAAGCAGCTTTGTCCGCAGCGCAAACAGACGGTCGAATCCCGCGCGGAATGCGGGTTTGCGTTAACGATGCGCGCTGATGTTGGCTCACCTGGAGAACGACAATGGAGAAAAGAAAACTGTCCGAAGCGTTCCGCGCCCACAAGGCGCATGCTGCCGCCAAAGGCTGGCGCATCACGCGCCGGCAGCTGAAGGCGCGCGCGCGCCGCTTCCCGGACTTCGGGAGGTTCTGATGCACGACACCCCCCTAACCCCCGCCTGCGTGGCGTTCGCCGTCGCGTTCGGGCTCGCCTTGGGCGCCCTGGTGGCGCTCGGGTTCTGACGCTGACGGAAGGAAAGACCATGTTTTACGCTGCAATATCCGGCGCCGACATCATCGGCTACCGCGTGCCGCTGACCGCGCAAACCCTAGCCGGCGCCAAGCGCCAAGCCTGGCGGCGCTTCGGTTGGGGCTATCGGAACCACACAATTTACGTCGGCGAGCTGCTGGACGCCGGCACGCGTTATGAGCGCGGCATCGCTATCGCCACGCGCGACATCAGCGGCAAGCGCTGGCGCGATCTTCCCTGACGCATCCGCCGAGCCCCGCGCGCGGGGTTCTGGGATGCGCCACGGTGGCGCAGAAAACGAGGAAGACGATGAACCGTATTACCGTAACCCAGCTGCAAGCCGTAATCGACCGCCTGAACCGCGAAACCGGTTCCCCGATGCAGCCTTACGCCCCCGATACCGACGGCCGCCAGCGCGCCCAGATCGGGTGTTATCACCTGTCGCGCGCCTATGGCGGCTTCGCTCTGCATCGCATGGTGACTGACGGCGGCGGCGTGTCGTCGCCCTTGCACGCCGGCCACATCCCGGCGCGCGATCTTCTGAATCGCATGCATGCCTATCTGGCGGGTATCGATGCAGCCCGCCGCCCCTGACGCCCCGCCAGAGCCCCTACGGGGGCCTATGTGGCCCTTCCCTCCCGCGCTGCTGGACTACCCCAGCATGCCTCCCTGCGCGCGCCCTGTGGGCCGCGTAATCCCGCCGGCCGATGCCGAGCCGGCTCTGTTTTGAGGAGCAACGAAGATGCACACCGGACCCTGGACCCCTGAGCCCCCGGCGCCGACGCGCCTGTATTCCTGCGCGGAATACCCGCGCCGCGTGCGGGCCGAGTCGCCCAGCGCTGCTGCCGCCGTCGTCGCGCGTTACTTGGCGCGCCAGCGTTACGGGCGCTCGGCTCGCTGCCACGGGCTACGTACTGACGGCTGGGCGCAGGACCGCCACACCGGAAAAATTGTGGCTTGGCACTATGAATCGACCATTGTCGGGCGCGCGTCGCGCCGTGGTGGCGGATACCCGATCCTCGGGGAACTGCGCATCATCGTGCGGGCACCGGAGGCGCCGTGATTTTGGCGCTGTTGGCAATCCTGCTGGCCCTGCTGCTGGCAGTCCTGCTTGACCTATAATCGCGCGGTCCTTCGGGACCGTTGTCTCCTCCTGTCGGCCCTGCCGGCTTCGCCCCCGGATCGTGCGCCCATCGCTGCCGGGGGCGTCTTTTTCGGAGCATCGAGAATGCTGATCATCACCCACTGCGACGCGCCGCCCAATCTGCGCGCTGCCGGAATCGCTGCCGCTGAACGTTTTTTCGCAGAATCCGGCGTCGACCCAATCGCCGCCTGGCGGGCCGCTGAAAACGTCAGTTTCGGCCGGGCGTATGACCGCGACGCCCTGCGCGCGTGGTATCTGGCGGAAGACGCCGCCGTGCTGGCGATGTACGGGCGCTGGAGGCACGCTCCCGCCAGCGTGGCGCTGGAGTGGCGCGCGGAGCCGGCAGAGCCGGTCAGATCACCCGCCGCATCGGCGTCGGCATAGACCCGAGATGCGTCTCGGTCGCGTCGCGCGCGTCGGACTTGGTGCCGCGCCAGTCTGGCGAGGCCCAGCAGTGGCGCGCGGTCTGGTTGTTCCTAGACTTGCACAGGCCGAGATCCTGCCATCCAGCCTCGGCTAGCGCATGCTGCAGAGCCTGCAGGTTCAATCGGATGTGCTGCGGCGCCTGATTCTGCAGACGATCCACCAGTGGCTGCCACGGGCCGCTGATGACGCCGAGGCGGAATTCTTCGATTCGTTTCTCGATTCGGTCTACCAGCCACGATTCCGCTCCGCTGCGGCTGGTGGCCACCATGATCTGTTTCGCTTCGGTCCACGGCGGTGTGGCCCCGGGCGCGAAACGTGAAACGTCACGCTGCCGCAGATACAGCGCCCCAGCCTGCAGGCCGCCGCGGGCGAACCAGCCCCATAGGCGCGTCGATTCTTCCTCGGTCATTCTGGGCGCATCTGTCCATAAAACATACCATCGTCTGTCATCTGACGGTATCGCTATTGCATCGCGGTAGTTCGAAAACGCCAGCACCAGCGCCTGATTTCGCACCTGTATCGGGTGGGCGAATTTGCGCTGCACCGAAAGTAGCTCTGGCGGCGCCGCGAGAATCGGTTTTAGTCGGTTTTCCAGCGCCCTACGGTCCACGGCTTCGCTCTGCCGTAGTTCGTTGAAAATGATCACCTCGTTCTCGAGATAGTATCCCCATTGGTCCTGTAATTCTGCGGTTTCGACTGAGGCGCAATTGGTTTTGTTTTCCCCGCCAATCGCGTACAGGAGGGGCGCGATCATGCTGTCTTTCCCCGCGCCAGGCACTCCGCCGATCAGGATGGCGTGATTGATTTTGATCCCGGGGCGCTGTACTTTGAACGCGAACGCATCCAGCATGTGGTTTCGCTCGGCTTCGTCTGGAATCAGCCTCTCAATGTGTTCTAGCCACGGCTGCGGGTCGATGCTGCTGGTGATCACGGGCCTGCCGTCGCGCCACTTGTTGCCGAACGCCTGCCCCTGATGCTCGCACAGGGTTGACGCGCCAGGCGCATAGGTCGCGCCGGCCAAGACGCGGGCGCCCATCGCGGCGCGGTTTTCGTCGAAGCTCACGCTGGCTTCGATCTTGCGCGCCGCGCCGCTGGTGTTGGTGTGTATCGAATGACAGCGCACCCGCCGGTATAGCGCATTGAACGCGGAGCGGCTCACTTCGGTGCGCTCAATGAGGTCAAAAAATCCATCGTCGGGGACCATATAGGCCCAGCGTGCGTACCATTCTGCGGGCTCAAGGGTCGATACGTCCCGCGCTGCGACTGCCTGCTCTGCCGGCGTTTCCGGCGCAGGCTCGGGCGCTGGCGCTGGCCGCCAGAGTGTCGTGCGCGGCGCGATCCAGGCCCGAGCGTCGGACCATCGGGTCCACCCGCTGTCGGCGCAGTCCCATGCGTCAGGCTGGCCGGCAGGGTCGATTACCTTGACCTCGGCCGCGATCGGCTGCAGGATCGCCGCCAGGCGCTGCATAGCCTCGATGCCGGCCTGATCCGCGTCAGGCCAGAGCAGGATTTTCCGGCCCCGCAGAACCTGCCAGTTCGCCCGGCCCAGCGCCTGCGCGCCACCGGGCCAAGTGCAGGAGACGTAAGGCGAGCCCGCCAGCCCTGCCGCCGCGTCGGCGGCTTTCTCGCCCTCCACGACCAGCACCGGATCCTCGGGGCGGGCCTCGAGTTCCTGCAGCCGGTACAGCGGTCGCGGGACCGGCCACTGGCCCATGCCCCAGCCGTCACTGGCGAACGTCCACGGAACGATCTGCTTGCGCTCCCCGGGCGGGTCGTACCGGGCGACGTAGCCCAGAACGTCGCCGTTGCCGTCGCAGTACGTCCAGATTTGCGATGGGTCGCCGAATATGGGATGCCTGCAGTCGTGATCGGCCGATTCTGACGGCACGGGCGTGATAACCTGCCGCTGCGGTTTCGGCGGCCGCGCCGGCCTCGCTGGCGCTGCCGGCGCGCCGTCCAGTTGTCGGTACGCCTCGCCCAGATCGATCTCATGGATGGCGGCGTACAGGTCGATCAGGTCTCCGCCCTTGTCGCCAGTGGCGAAGTCGGCCCACCTGCCCGAGAGGAGGTTAACGCTGCAGGAGTCACCCTCACCGCCGGCCAGGTCGCCGCAGACCCACTCGTGGCCCCGGCGTTTGCCGCCAGGAAGCCACTGGGGAACCAGCGTGTCGGCGCTGATGAGTAGGCGCTGGGCCAGGGCGCTGAAGTCGAGTTTCGTTGTCATTTTTCCTCCAAAACCGCCGGATCAATCACCTCGGCGCCCGGGATCCTGCCGGCCTGCGCCTCCCGCGTCCGAGCCCTGATCCGCCCCTCGGCGCGGAACCGCTCGCTGTGCGTCACTGCGGCCAAAATGTCGATCATGGCGACCTCGAGACACCGCAGCGCCGCCAGTTCCCCGGCCCGCACCGCTCGCGTCCCCGTCGCCTGCTGCCTGCGGATGATCTCGGCGCAGGCTGCCTGCGCGTCACGGATCACGCCGTCAGGGTCGGACGCCAGGCCCATGCGCGTGAGTTCCTCGGCCAGGTTGACGGCATCGAAGATCGTGCCCCACTGCTGGCGCTGGGCCTTGCCCTTGGCCACTGCGTCGAGTGCGTCGTACATCTGCAGTGCCCAGACGGTGCGGTCGTCGCGGCTGAGTAGGGCGGCGCCTGTGATTGCCATCAGGTGCGCGGTTGGGTTTATGCCGCGGGGGCGGTAGGAGGAGCGTTTTCTCACGTCGCCTCCGATTCATTGAATTCCTGCTCTGCCAGCGAACACAGAAAGTCGCACTCAGGTGCGATGGCCTCTGTGACTGCATGATTTGCGGGTATTTCGTCAGTGAAAATGCGCTCATCATTAATGCGCGTCAATTTCGCACCAAGTGCGCGAGACATTTCCGACATTCTGCGGAATTGAATCGGAAACTCTTTTCTTACCAAGGCCCAATATGCAGGACTTGTGGCCTTAACGCACGGAATGCAGTTGGCATTCGGGAAGCCCATTGCATACACCCTTGGCGGCTGGATGCCGGCGCTCAGAATCATAGATAGGCACCCGGCCTTTGTGATTCCCCTGTCGATCAGCGGCGTAGAAATCTTCATATCGGGCCAGTTTTCCCGGAGAACCTTTGCCCGCTTTACATCGCTTGCGTCTGCGGTATAGCCAAAAACGTGAATGTCGTCAGGCTTCTGGAAGGCAAGTCGAGGCACAACCTTCAGTTCACTGGTGCATGGTGCCCCGCTGATTCCGCTCAAAAACTTTCTCTTTTCCCAGACATCCCAGGTGTCTTGCCACTTTTCGTTTTTGAGTTTCGTGACGCTCATGCCGAACCAGCGCTCGCAATCCAGCATAAAACGAGCATTGTCAAAATCCTCGCTGCCGGTATCGCAATATGCAATAACGTCCGGCTCCGACAGTTTAGTTGCCACCGCAGATGCGGCGCCACAAGAAAACCACGAAACTGTGCGGGTCATGCCCCCTCCAACAGCCTGACGGCATCGTCCACACTGCGGCAAACCCCAGCCACGCCCCCGGCCTGCCGGATCGTCTGCAGGAATTCCTCCTGCCCGGGGCGCATGCGCCCGGTGCGTGACTTGACCTCAATAGCTAGCGTGCGGCCGTCTTTCAGGACGCCCATGATGTCGCTCATGCCGCGAGCGGTGTTCGCACGGATGTACCGCGTCGAGCCGTCCCGGTTGCGCTCCGCGAAGGTGCCGGAATTCTGCCGCCAGTGGCTGGCAACCTTCGGATGATGCCGCAGCAGCGCCAAGATCGCCCTCAGGATCTGCGCCTCTGACGGCTCGCCGCTGGGCTTCGCTGGGGCGCGTTTCGGGGGCTCGGGCGGGATCGGCAGTTCACGCCGCGGCTTGCCCCAGATGGCGGCGAGAGTGTCCTCGCTGCGCTGGTGGTCTTGCATGACCTCGCGCAGGGTGCGGCGGCCTCTCATCGCTTCGCCCCTTGCGCGCACCGCGCCGCATACGCCCAGACTGACGGCGCCTGCTCATACGCCTGCCGAGCGGTCACACCTACCTCCGCTTCGCGCGTCGCCCGATACCAGACGTTGTTTTTGTTGATCGCGTCCGCGACCACGAAACCGGCTTGCTTCAGATGCAGCAGGTATCTGTTGGCGGCGTTCTTCTGCACGCCCAAGTGGGCGGCCACGTTTGCCGTCGTCACCGGCTGATAGTTCATGACGATGTTCAATGTGTCGCGTTGTCGGGGGGTCACGTTGTCCTCCTGTCGGGGCCGCAAGTGTCAGCCCGCCGACTGCCGGCAGTCAACCGGCGCAGAATGACCCCGCAATTCTGTCAACAATAGTCACGTGGCGGCACAAAGTGGCATGATGCGTCGGCGCCGATGCGAGCGCGAAACAGGAGTCCAGACAATGTACACGACAACCTACGGGCCTGGCGATGAAGCTACGTGGCCTACGTATCCCGCCGGCTACAACGGCGACCACCCGAACGAAGCCGAGGCCCGCGACCACCTGCTG